CACCGAAGACGCCGCCAGATGACGGGTGAGCTTGAAACAGTTTGTCCCAGTGGTGCTCGCCGTGAGCGATAATCCGAGCATGCGTCTGCATGTCTCCGGCCACCATGGCGCGGAGATCGTCCAGTGAAAGTTCGTCCATTTTAGTCCTAGTCCAAGAAAGTCTGCGTGTCCAGCGCAGTGGTTACGAGTGTACGACACTCGGTCGCATGTTCTACCATGCCCATCATTCGCATCTGCTCGATGCCGATGATGGTGGTGTTGAAACAGTACAGCAGATAGTCGCCGTGTTTGTACTGGCCAAGATTCCAATTGCCCCGCTCACGCTTTGGGAGGTCTCCCGCTTTAGCGGTGACTAGAAGGCGTGACCACTCATCGCCCCATGGATGCGTGGTCTGTGTCTCCTCGACGATTCTGGAGGCTTCTGGAGGATACTTCGTGAGTTCCACCAATCGAGGCGCCTCACGGTTTTTCCAGTTTAGAGTTCCAGGGACTCGTAGTATTCGTGACGGGTTCTTGCACTTGATGTCCGCAGCTTTTGAGAGTGTGAGCATCCAGCGTTCAAGCAGCTGCACGAACTCGCGCTGTTCTGTTGGCTTAGTCCCAATACCAGTAGTTTTGAGTCGCCTGTAGCAGTGGAGACCCTTCCCCGATCTAACCGCGACTGTGACTCTTTCAAGCGTTGCAGCCTGATCCAGACCAGTAAGGTCATCGATGTCGCACCAAAGTACACCAGCAGTATGGACATCATTGTCCCGTCCTCCTTTTCGCCAGCGTGGCAACACGCCGACGTAAACATCATCTCCAGCGTCACTCCACTGGATACAGGCTTCGCCGATGCCGGTCCAGTCTGCTTCCGTCCTTGGAAGTTCCCAGAAACGCATCTGCACTTTTCCCTGATTCATCGTTCGGATCTCGACGAAGCCATCAGAGTACGGCTCAAACAGCCATGACAGGAAAGTCACAGCCTCTGATACACGATTCATTCTTACCCCTTATAATCCCTGCATGTCCAAGCAGGTCCCGACACATTACCGCATACAACCGATTCAGCCCATCGAAATCATCGACGCCTATGGTCTCGACTTCAAACGTGGCAATGCTCTCAAATACCTTCTCCGTGCAGGTTCAAAGCCAGGCGAAGAAAAGATCGACGATTTGCTGAAGGCTGTCTGGTATCTGATCTGTGAACTTCACAGCATCGAGCTCGCCGATGAGATCAACGCGCAGCTGTTAGTTGATGCCACTCGCGATGCCTAGATATCGACACGTCGCCTCCACTGCTTCGTCCCAGGAATAGGCAACAAACCAGAGGTAAGATTCGCCGACAGACTCACGGAATGCGATCTGTCCTGGCGTGAGACTGTTCTTCCCTGCCTTCATCTCGATCCACATCCCGCAGTGCTGTCCCATTTGAACCGGGATGAAAATGTCCCAGACGCCAGCCTTGAGTCCTTCGGACTTCATTCGGCCACCTGTGGCCTTCGACCTGTAGCCGCCATTCGGCACCGCGAAGATTGTGCCCAGGCGCTGGTCACTTCCCGCCATGACCCGGCACCAGTTGAAAAACGCGATCTGCTGTTCTGACTCGTTCAAAGTTCCATCCTCTCAAATATCTCCGCCAGGACATCAGCCCCAGCGGCCACCCGTAGTTTGTCGATTGCGCGCACCTGGATCTGTCTGATCCGCTCGCGACTGTAACCGATCAGGATTCCGACGTCCTCGAGTGACCTGCCGTCCGACAATCCATCGAACCCAAAGCGTAAGCGAAGACATGCAATCTCGCGGTCCGTCAGTACTTCCATTACTGTCCGCAGCTGCGCGTAAAGAATCTCTCTGTCTAGACGGTCACCGACAGGAGGTTCACCTGATGGCATAAAGTCGTATCGGCTTTGGCCGTAGGCATTAGGCTCATCGATGCTTGAGACTAGCTTCACATCGTGCTGGAGGATCTCTGTCAGCGACTTGACGTCGAGTGATTCAATCTGCTTGTGAAGATATCGCGGGTAAGTGTGCACGACTTCACGGACGTACACCAGCAGCTCCGCCGGTGTTGGAGTCTCACCGTGCTTGACGATGTACTCTTGGCGCGAGACTCTGATGTGAGACAACTTCGCGATGGCGTGTGACGGTAGACGAATGTCTCGACCACGACTCTCGACACCTCGACCGACAGCCTGTCGAACCCAGTTGGTCGCGTACGTCGAGAAGCGATGACCGAGTGACGGGTCATAGCGCTGGACCGCGTGATGCAATCCAAGCATGCCATCGGTGATCATATCTTCATGTTCGCATCCACGACCACGAAACTTCTTGGCGATAGCGCTGACCATGCGGACGTTGTGATTGACGAACTCAGCGGTCGCTTTGTCTTTGTCTTTATCAGTGCCAGCCTGGACCATGCGTCCGAGAAAGAACTCCTCCTCGGGCGTCAGGAGTCCAGTGGTGCTCGTGCGTCTGCTACCTCGATACTGTGACCAGGTTGTGATGGCGTCAGTCACGAGACTGCATCGCCTGGTGTGCACGGTGATCTGGACTGTTCGGAGTGTCCCAGTCTGATGCCATCATGCATGCAGTCCATACAGCCAGAACAACCACGACGAAGCTGCCGACCATCTGGATGCGGCGCTGTGTCCGTAGGCGCCGCTCGCGCTTGAGCTCACGCTGTGAGCAGATTCCACAGATGCGATGTCCTTGGCCATAAGGCACGACGTTTTGTCGATTGCATACGATGCACGAAAGTTTGATGTCCATTGTTTTGTCCTAGTCCTATTCTGTCTATTGCGGGAGAGTCTGACCTGCACGTTTGCACAGGATCCACAGCTGCACTTCGTATTCACTGCGACCGATTGCATCAGCCAGGCGCTTGACGGTCGAATGTCTGACAGCATGAGCGCCGGAGAGCATCCGACACACTACCGATTTGTGAATACCGAGCTTTGTAGCGATATCCATCTGTGTATGTCCGTAAATCATGTTCCTGTTATACACATAGTTGACACTGTATGTCAACCTATGCTAGGATGTTGATGTGGCGGACACCACACGAAGGGGACAGGACAATGGACGAACGAATCGAAATGAAGTGGAAGTGCGGACACACTGAAACTCACACGTTTGGATACACGACCGGCGACATGAAGGCGAAGATGCGCCTCATGGCGTCTACGCTTGGAGTCTGCATGATGTGCAGCACACAGAAAGCAGCTGACGACCACTGGACGCAGATGCAGATCCTGCTTCGACCACGCACCATTGTGATGACTGGATCACAGCGACAGGTTGAATGGGCACGTCAGATTCGCGCATCGATGTATGACAGTCTCGCTGTCATACACGACCAGCTGCGCCTGGCGCATCTCGACCAGCGTCAAGAATGGGGAGCGATTGTGATTGCACTGCGACCCGTGCTCGAGGAGCTGCGCCGCTGGCGCCTGTACACGTACGCTGGTGACATCATCGAGCATCGCAACATGACATGGTCTCAGATGTTTGGAGACGCACTGATGCGGGCAGGATTAAGAATCAAGGGGTTAACAAAATGACAATGTCGGAAACAATCGGTGCAATCGCACCAGCGCTGGTCAAGGCCCAGGCTGAGATCAGGCCAATAACGAAGGATTCAACGAATCCTGCGTTTCGCTCAAAGTACACATCACTCGATGCCATCATGGAGGTCGTGCGACCAGTGCTCGCGAAGAATGGTCTCATCGTCGTGCAGTCGGTGCTGGACACCATCGACGGTGAGCACAGCATCAGCATCACGGTCGAGAGCCGTGTCATTCACAGCTCAGGTGAGTGGATCGCTGGTGTCGTACAGGTCCCTGTGATGCAACAGACATCGCACGGATTCGGCAGCGCACTCTCGTATGGTCGACGCTACAGCCTCAGTGCATTGTTGTCGCTAGCATCGGATGAGGATGACGATGGGAATGGAGCTGCACAACAGACACAGGCACGTCCACAGATCAAGCCAGGACCGCCACAGCAGACCACGCTGAAGAAGCTCGCACCAACACCTAAGCCGATACCTGGTTACCACAACGGGTCGCACTTCGTAATCGGTGAAGAGGACCCGAACGCATGACGTCTGAATGCTTCTACTGCGGAGTGATGTACTGTCACTCCGCGAAGGTAACTGGCGATCACATGCCAATGCCTGAACGAAACGGAGGCACGGACATTGTTCCGTGCTGTACCGCTTGTCATGACATGAAGGACAGGATTCCATTGCATCAGTGGCATTCAATGGCATGGAAAGAAATCAACGAACAGTGGCCATTGTTTGGACGCTACACTCGCATATATTTAGCAAAAAGTCTATCTGTAATGAGTGACTATAACGCCAGGTGTAGAGTGGAAGGACAGAAGGCGAAGGTCAAATCATGACATGGGCTAAAGCAGTGGAAGCGATGAGATGTGGACGTTTCGTTCGTCGGCCTCATTGGGGAAAACACGACCTTATTCGTTTTACGGACGATGAGGTTTTGTTTCCAAACAATAGCGTGAAACGATCTGTACTGTATATCGAGGAAAACAAAACTGTTAACTTCGACTTCATCCTGAATGATGTATGTGCCGATGATTGGGTCATCTTTGAACACATTTGGAATGAAGACAATAAAAAATGGGAGGTTATGTCATGACCAAACTAGTATGGATAACGCCCGATGCCGAGAGTGTCATCGGCTATTGCGCCAGGGTCTCGAACCCATCGAACCAGGACAATCCTGACATCACTCGACTGCTTCGGTTTTGTGTCGGTCACGGACACTGGTCAATCTTCGAGATGGCCAGCATGTGCATTGAGGTAAAGACCACGAGAGCCATTGCCGCGCAGCTGCTCCGACACAGATCGTTCTCGTTCCAGGAGTTCAGTCAGCGGTACGCGACAGTGGTCGAGGACATCGAGGTCCCAGAGATGCGCCTTGCTGGCGCTCACAATCGTCAATCAAGCCTCCCACTACCGAAGATAGAAGAACTAACCAAAGAGCAGCAGGACGCGCTGTATTTGGTCGGTTCATCAATCGAGTTTGCGACCGACGTGTATCGCGATCTCATCGCACATGGCATGGCTGCGGAGACTGCTCGCATGGTCCTGCCGCTGTGCACTCCGACAACGATGTACATGAGCGGAAGCATCCGCTCGTGGATTCATTATGTGCAGTTGAGGACACGTCCGGATACGCAGCTAGAACATCGCGACATCGCCCAGGGAGCTCAGAACATCATGCTTGAACATCTGCCGATCACGATGGCGGCGCTCGGTTAAGACCATACTGGTATGGAGGTATTTTCATGGCACGTAAACAAACATCAGACAAAGAAATCACACGCGTAGAAGAGAAGCCACAAGGACTCCTGTGGCTCCTGAAGGCAAATGAACACGAGATCCTGGAGCGCCTAAATCAGGATGGTGCGCTGATCTTTATTCACCCTGCGCTCGATGGCATCGTGAGTTTCCGCATTGAAGAAAATCCCGCACACAAAGAAAAAGTGGTGCATGTCTGGCGGTAAATGTATAGTCGTTATGCCGGTGCTCCCACATCGGTGAACGAACAACTAGCCAAACATAAGACCAGGTGAGCGCATCGCCTGGTCTTTTGGTTTATCAGAAGTTTACGAAGCCGAAGCCGCCAAACTTGCCGAACTCGTGCCAGTTTCGCTTTTTGGCATACAGGCCATCGCCATCACGCTCGACGGAGAGTTCGTCCGAAGGTTCCGGACTCGTGTTTCCCTCGACAGTGTAGACACCCCAC